TCTTGATTAACACGGTTGAAATCCACGCCATCCACGGCAATAAACAAGCCGTTAAGATAACCAGGAACAATGCCTCTAGACTCATTCCTCTTTCCAATCAACCCACACACCAATAAAATGGCAGATCGCACTGGCTACCGTAATCCATATACCGTACTCTCTTGTCTCCCCAGACAACGTAATAAGCACAATACCTGTCGAACCAGCAGTAAGGCTAAGAATAAACGCTTCCCTGGTTATCCTTTTAAGTTTACGTTTTATCATTGTTTCTCCTAATTGTTGGACCACTGGGAGAAACAGCCGATGGACTGCTAGGTCTTGGGGGGGTTGGAGTTGTCGGTCTTGGTTGCGGTGGTGACGGTCTTGTCGCTACTGCTGTAGTAGCTACTATAGCAGTCGATGTTACAGCAATGATAGAGCGTCGGTCATCGACGTTGATGGTTGAATCCTCTGGCACATACTCTTCAAAGCCACCAGCGAATACGTTTATTTCTTCTTCGAGTTCTTCTTTAACTTCGTCAGATGCTTCGTTAAACAGCTCTGGCGCTGACTCAAAGATAACAGTTATCTGCTCATCTGAGGCATCTTCAAAAAAATCAGGATTATCTTCTAAGACCTCTTCAAAAAAGACCTCAACGTCTGCTTCATCCTGTAGTATTTCAGCAATAATTTCGTCGTCAAGCTCATCAGCGTCTAGCTCCTCAAAGTCTATTTCTTCAATGTCCTCAAACTCTTCAAGAACGAACTCTTCCTCTAGTTCCACATCTGATTGTACTTCACCTGGCTGTTCTTGTTCTCCATCATCAAAGAAAGTTGTTTCTTCTTCCTCTTCTTCCTCAAATTCTTCCGGTATAAACTCATCAAGTATTTCAATTTCTGGTAACTCATCTAGCTCAAACTCTTCCCATTCGACATCCTCGAAGTCCCACATGATACCATCTTCAAATGAATCATCTTCTAATTCCTCTATGTCTACTGTCACTGGTATCTGTAGGTTTTCTCCAATTGGTGATGGAAGAATTAGCACTGGGGGTGGCGATGGCTGTACTGTGGGGGGTTCCCACGTCGGGGTTGGTTCTGGCGTTACTTCTGGTTCTGGCGGGAGGGGAGTGGGATCTTGAATAGGCTCATCTATGGGAGGTTCAACTTCCTCTACAGGCGTAGGCGTTGGTTCCGGTTCAGGGTCTGGCTCAGGCGTAGGCTCTACAGGTTCAGGCGTAGGCTCAGGAGTTGGTTCGGGCGTAGGCTCTGGTTCTGGAGTCGGTTCAGGATCAGGCGCAGGCTCACTCGACAACGACCAGGTTACACCAGAGAACTCTAACGTATACGTTCCAATAGTCGTATCACTGTAAGAAGTAGCTGATAGTTCATAGTCTCCTGCGTCTAACGTAAGGCTAAGGTAACTGTCCCAGCACATGCCGTTAACGTTGTGAGCAGCACCGTCGTCATCCTCACCAATAATTGTCCCATCGCTGTCGTATAGTTTAAGATAGGGGTCTGCTGCGTAAGTGTCTGTGCCTTCCCCTGTCTCATGGTCATCGCATGTCAATGAGGTATAAGTAATTATTTCCACAGCAGTCTGATCTTCCTCCACAGTCATGTACACAATAGGTGGGTCATCATAGTCATTCACATGCACAGTACACGCAGTATTGTCCTCATCTTCCTGATCTACACACGTTGTTTCAGGCTCGTTTTCTTGCGCTGATGCAGGGCTAAGAACAGCCAGTACAAGCATTAACGCAAATAAGATGCGTGACAAAGCAAAGAAAAAGCGAGCCATTAGCCCACAGTACAACTAAACGTTATGGAACTATAGAGGGCTTTTCCGTTTTCTCAGCCAATCGACTTCTGCTATACGACCTACAATCATTGCATTGCCATCGCTGATATGTAGTTGTTTGAGTTGTCCTAAACCCTCTACGCTGCAAGTTATATGAACCGCAAGTAGGACACGCATGTTCTCTTGTATGTATGTTGAGGTTAGGGTGGTTCGTCATCCAAGGTCGCAGCTTCAAATACACTTGACGCAACAAATCAACATCCTGACGGGCATACTTAATCATTGTTTTCCAGGCTTTCATATCGCCACGCATACACCCAGCCCATGTCTGAAAGCCACCCGTATCTACCTTCTGACCAAGCCCCAAGTGCTGTCCTACATGATTCAAACGATTTGAATTAAACATGAAATACCTGCGAGCTACCTTTAACGTATCAACAGATTTAACAGAAGTGGGTGGACCCAAGTTATGGTACACGAACCTGGCGTTAGCTTTACGCATATCAAACTTGTCACCGTTATGCGCTATAACAATGTCAGCTTCATCAATTAATTCCCAAAGTTTCTTAACAACATGGTAATCATTCTCCGGGTCTTTCATGTAGGCTTCAGGGAAATCAACCATTGCACATACATGCGTGCGTTTCTGATGCTCCCACCTATACGACACACACATCATATACCATTCACGCTTATGCTGAATAACATCTTGCTGGTACTGCCCCCACACATAAGACAGGTTGGGAGCCGTTTCAATGTCGTAGTAAAGGATTTTGGTCATATACCATTCTAGGGGACAGTTAGTAGTCGAAGGGTGCATACCCCTTCCCACCAGTTGCCATCATCAGATAATTTCTCTGCTGACATAGCAATTTGGTCAATAACACAAGTGTCACTTTGCGAACCTTCTTGATACGTTATGATCTCCCGATTAACCATAGCTGTTTTCAACGCACTGTATTCAGCTTTCGTATCATACCCAATAGCGGAACCTCTACCCCTAGACGTAGCAACCCTTGTCTTAAGCATAATTGGGACAATTATTTCATCTACTCTTGTAGGCGCAGGAAACGCTTGGATTCTCCACGACTCAATAATAGGACCAGCAGTCACTACAGAATCCCTAGTTAAATTCAGTTGCACCTTAAACGCTTCAGATAGTTCAGGCACAAGCGTCGTAATGTTCGTAGCAGTCTTATTAGCCAAATTACTTGTCGTAACACTAACGTTTTCATCATTCGTAACCGTTGCAGTTATCGAACCACCAGCACTAGACGCAGCACCAGCATACTGAGTGCTACTACCACTATACTCTACACCTGACTCACTGTACTGATTGCTTGTAGCTGACAAAGATGACGGAGCGTAACGTATCTCAATGTTCCTCAACACCTTATCAAACTGGCTATTCCAACTCACATCACCAACCGTTAACGTGCCAGAAGCAACTAACTCTCCAGTAGATTTTTCACCCTGCACACCATTAGTAGAATCAGTAAAATACGTTTCGCCTAAAGCCCTAGCAATAAACATAACGTTACCTGGCGAAGCATCAGCCCCACCAGACGTTCCATCTTTAACTGACACTACATCTGCTGCCCAAGCAGGAACAAGCGTTTCAGTAAACCGTGACAAATCAGCTCGATACACTTTGCCAGAACCGCCACCAAACCACACAAACCGTTCATCAGCAGCCAAACTAAATACTTGCCCAACATCATCAATAACAGGACCATACGTTACTGATCCTGACCCTCCATCAATAGCAGCGATACGCAAACCCTTAGTAGTCGCTAACGCAAGAATACCTGCATAAGAAACCATGTCGTTAATCTTCTCACCTCTGGGCAATTCAGCTACTTGTTGTGGTTCATCAAGTAAACCATCGGCAGCAGTTACAGAAATAAACTTAATTGAACCTGTATCATTTGTGTTTTCTGCTGCGTAAAAACCTACCGGACCTGAACACACAGTAACCCATGTGCCAGCGTGCGGTAAATCATGGTCAATGCTGCTAGAAACCTTGTTACCATTTGACGCTATCTCAGAAATGTTAGAACCATCTAAGAAAAACAATCTTCCACCAACAATGCGAATAAAGTCAGGGTTTTGCGAACCTAACGACGTAGGCTGACTAGTTGAACCGACAGCAACAGTAGCAGTAGCTCTGTTAGACCCATACGCAATAAACACATTCGTGCCGTCAGACGCAATATCAGTTATTGTCTGCGGACTAGCCAAAGCTGTAACCGTTGACCAGTTAACATCAGCGTCAGCAGAGTTAAACGAGTTAGAGAAATACAAGTTAGTTCCTTGAGCCACATACATGTACGACCCAAGCATCTTCATCTTCACATCAGTCCACGCAAACGTGTCATTCTTAGACTCACAAATAGGCAACAAACTAATCTGCCCCTCAGTCCACACATCCACACCAGACGAGGCACTAAACCTTGCCCGATTAGAATTAGCATGATCGTAAAACGTTTGCCCAGCACCAAACGACCAATCAGTCTGCGACCTCAACCAGAACTGTGAACTTATTGACTGCTCACCAGGCTCGTCAGACGTATCCCTTTGCTCACGCAACGTAGGGATAGTTGTTCGACGGTACTCGTTAACGTCAATGTTGTATGAACGTGCATCAGCATCTATCGTTAATGTAACTGGTAGCCGTTCAGCTCTGTGAACCATTTACACCCCTCTATAGAAAGAGTTTTGTGTCTTAGTCCCTGACCTCATCCAATACGTTGGATACTGCTGATCTAACCTAGCTGCTTCAGCATTTATTCTAGTATCACGCAACGCTCGAAGATCACGCATAGAAGCAGATATAGCACCGGCAGGAACCTCATCCGCTCTACGACTAGATCCTTGCTCATCAATAAATTCACGTCGGACAGGTCGAGTAGACATTAACCGTAACGCTGCCCCAACTGACGGCAAATCATACGCTGATGAATGCAAGCCAACAGTGCTTAACGCTGTTGACGTAGCCGCTAACGCAGTAAATCCTGTCTTGTATTGGACTCTGACTTTCTGCCCAGAGTTAGCGTCATCATGCAGAACCAAAGCATACCCTGATGCGAACGAAGCGGTATTGCGATCTCGTCGCAAAGTCCACGCAGGCAACACCGGCTCAGTATTCTCAGAACCATCATCAGTGTACGTCACCTGGTACACAGTCAAAACGTCATCAGTTACGCCAGCAAGATCGTATCCATCTTGAGATATATTGTAAGTAAACTCAACGGTTTTCATCTGATACAAACCATTTTGAGGCGATGATAAATCAGCTAACTCATCGTTAATAGCATTTAACACAAGCTGTGTAGGGAACTTAGGGTTAACAGTAACCAGATCACCTGTGCTGTGTGAAGCAGCGGTTGTGCCTCGAAAGCCACGCTTAACAGTAGCGTTATTTGTTGAAGCGTTAACACTGAACACGTACATTAGCTCAGTGCCTACTTCAATAATTGATCCTTCAACAATGCTAGAACTGTCATAGGTGAACCCTACAGTCGTATCACTTGTACCTAACCCGGCTGATAACTGGTCATGTTCTTCAACATAATCAGTTAACAATAAATTCTTAGTTTCATCTATCCACGTTTGAGCAGTCATAACGCCTCAATACTATTCATAAGTCTTTCGCTTTCTTTCCTACTCGCATCACTAGAATACAAACGACCTGCCTGAATCTCGCTCTTAGTCTCAGCATGTTTCTCTAAATGCGCTGAACCATTAATAGATTTAGGTTGCAAACCACTTTGACGCAAACGCTTATACGCAGACATGTCAGCATCTTTAGCTTTCTCAGCTTTCTTCGTAGCATCTAAATCAATCACAGAGTTACGAGAAGGCATAGCAGAAGGCGCAATGTTCACACCTGAAATAAGTTTACTCATCGCCTGCCCACAATCAACGCAATGAAAAGAATGCTCATCATTAAAGCCATGTATTATTTCTTCAACGTTGTCACATCTGTTGCATTTATAGTCATACCGTGGCATAACCCTCAACCTCTATTCCGTAGCCAGCGTTCTTTAACGAGTTTAGTTCATCTTCTGTAAAATCAGTAGGGGATTCATGCCCACCATATATTGTCCGAGAAACTGTACTCATGTCTGCCGGTTGTCGAGTCGTTACCGACCCATCGTTTAATATAAATATATTAACCCCTCTAGCCGTCGGAGGATAGAATCTCCGCAAGTTCCTCGCAGGGCTAATAGTCGGGAACCTTGCAACGTCTAAGGTAGGAACCGTATTTTCAAATACAGGCACATACTTTTTGTGAAACAATAATTGATCTACAGACGTTGTAGCACTGATTGTAGACACATCTATGTTCTGGTCCATACTGACGGTCACAGACGGCGTTGTAGACGTTCCACCTATCACTGATGGTTCTACACTAGCTGTGCCTGAAATCGTCGCAGAAGGCGTTGTAGCAGCCGTAGAAACGACACTAGGAGCAACACTAGCTGTACCAGAAATAGTTGCTGACGGTGTAGCCGTGATACCAGCAATAACACTAGGTTCAACACTTGCCGTACCCGATATTGTCGCCGACGGCGTAGTAGTAGCGCCAGCAATAACACTAGAAGTTACACTAGCTGTCCCTGATACAGTCGAAGCAGGAACAGTTGTCGTACCTGCAATTACCGCAACGGCAGCATTCGCAAAGGCTGTTACGGTTACAGCCGGAACAGTCGCAGAACACGCTATTGTCGATGCGTTTACTGTTGCATCTGCCTGCGAATAGTTTACGCTTGAACTTGCGTAGGTAACCGCAGATGAGCTGTAGTTTATTGTCACCTGCTGACCTCACTACTCGTCGCCGTACAGGGACTCCTCAGATGCGGTATTCTTACCAACCAAAGAAAATGACTTATCGCCAACTTTCGTAGCAGCCCAACCTTTAAGAACCGATAGCACAGCAGCAAAACCAGAAGCTATAACAAGTTTCCAGTTGCTTACACCCATGTCAAGAAAGCTGTTACCACTGATCGTGGCTACCGCTGCTTGTACAAACGTTGCTGCACATCGCTCAAGTAAATCTAGATATTCTTTCATCGTAATAATGCCTTCCAAGTATTTGGTCCAACTACGCCGTCAACATATAGTAGCCGACGCTTCT